TTATTTGACGTGACACGGTTGGCCCACGGTTGGTACCCAGTCAGTCTGTACGATCATGAGTTTGACTGCCTCTCGCCCTACGTTACCAGCTGCATGCCCGGTCTTTCCAGCATCCTCGCCGCTTGGTGCAGGCATGGCCATCTGATCTTCACCCAGAGCAACATCACCCGGTCCCATCGTCTGTACGTGACCGTCGCTCATTCGGACATACCATGTCCCACTGAGAGGAACGACCCACTGAACTGCGGGGTTCTTATGCCAGTCACTCGTCCATCCTGAGGGTTGGATTGTGAATATAGTCTTGTCATTCGAAGTCCCGATTGTGTCAGAGTACTGCGGGCTATCTCCACTCGAGAGCTGTTGTAGCTCGAAGTTTTTGAATGAGCAGGTAGCAATATGCGTGGTGCCGGTCTTATCGGCCCACATGTGATAGTATCTAATGTGTTGCTGACTATCTGCTGCAGATGCTGCCGCTGTCGTCGCGGCAACCATTGCGCTCAAAAGCATTAATCTGAATTTCATGGATGCTCTCCCAGATGTGCACGCTTTCGTACACATTCTCAAAATAGAACAAAAAGAGAACAAATCCTATTAAATTTTGAGTTTTGAGGCACCTTCTATCCCTCACGACGCCTCGATAGCTGCATCCGTAGCCTGCGCCTGCTTGAGCGCTGCGGCGATTTGGTCAGTGGTCGGGCCATCCCCCGACTTGGCAGCAGCAATAGCGTCCCCAATCACCTGGATGATGTTCGGCACTTCCTCGGCGGCGGCTACGACGCCCTGCACGATTGCGGCAATGAGTGCTGCGTTCATTTCGATGCCTCCTTGGCGATCTGGGCCTGAAGTGCGGCAACGGCGGCAGTCGCAGCTGATACCTCAAGCGCGGTGAGGGGGGTGGAGGACTGGAGATCGGTCCCGAGTGGCGTGATGACTTTTATCGCGTCGGCACTGGCCGTCTTGATCTCGTCCTTGATGGTCGGATCGGCGCTCGGCTGCTGGGCATAGGCGAGGGCGAGCGGGGCCGTGGCATTGTACGCCTGGATGGTGGCGTAACCGGCCTTGCGCAAATTGGTCTGGCTGGCATCACAGGCCGTGAGCCCGGCGAGGCAGAAGACGCTGAGAATGGCGAAGAGCTTACGCATTGCCGAGGGCCTCCGTTGCGATCGGCGCCTGCACTGCGGTGATTGCAGCGGTGAAGCCGTCGAAACCCTGAGCCAGACCGGCATCGAGTCCGGCGAGATCCAGCGTCGGATCAACACGGGGCAGGAGGGTCTGCACGAGCAGCGAAGCGGCGCTTCCGGCAATGGCGAGATCGGCCTTGATCGCAGGGCTCTCATGCTTGCCTGCGACGGCTGCGATCATATTCTGGATCGAGGCGAGTGATTTAAGATCGGACACAATGTGTCTCCTTGGGATGATGAAGACTGATCCCGGCCCGACTGCCGGTGTCGTCAGTCAATGCTTGGTGTCGTCAGCATTCGCGGCGTGCTTGCCGTTCATGCCAACGCTGTTGATGAGATTGTAGAGGGGAAGCCATTTCGACCCGTCAGATGGACGTGGCCAGAAGCGAGCAATCACTGCGGCCAGTGCGATGAGGAATGTTCCGATCGTCGTGAGGTCGCCCACATAGGAAGCAGGAACGAACGGAAGGATCTGGGCAAAGAGCGTCTGCCAATCGATGTTCATGCGGATACTCCAGTTGTAGGGACGCCGCGCCCGAGGAACACGTCGCTTTCGATCATGCGGCGGCGCTGGAGGCCGCGCAGGACGATGAGCTCGCCATTGACCGTGGCCTTGTCCCAGACGAGAAATTGTTGTGCAGCGGCAGCGTAGAGATGCTGATTGAGGCTGCGGATTAACGTTGATCCTTGTGCTGCCGTGCTACCCACATTGAATTGCCAGGAGAGAAGGGCGCCCTCCTGATAGTCGGCAAGCGGGACGGTCACGAATGATCGCAGTTTGGCTTGTAGCGTCATGATCGTCTGGCGCAGGAGAGCGAGCGCCTGAGTCTCAGTGATCGGCGTAGTGATGGCTGTGACAGGAGAACCGTCAGCCAGAAAGCGGTTGCCGTATCCGATCGTCCAGTAATTGGCGGGGCACAGGTAAGGCTTAAGGCTCAACCCCTCGAAGTCATCCCGTGAGATGAGGGAGATCGCGATATCGATGCCGCTCATGAGTGCGCCATAGGTATGTGCGTTAGAATGGTCACGACCGCCGCTGAAGTCGCCGTAACAATTGCCCAGCCGATCGTTGCCCTCAACGTTAGCTTGCTGAGAATCATGTCGAGCTTTTTGTTTGTCTGAGCGTTCTCGACGCGGATCGAATGCACGTCGAGAGCGAGCCCGCGCACCTCTGACTTTAGTTCTGAGAACTCGCCGCGCGTGATAAATTCAGCATCGCCCATTACTGGCACGCCGAAGAGCTGCGGTAGAGGGTGCCCGATGCGTTAACGCACGCATAGGTGTTCCCGGTACCGGCGAGAGGTTTGATTGTCGGGCCCGCGGAGGACGAGATCGAATAGATGAGCCCCAGCGTTGAGGAATAGAAGTCGAACTGACCTGTTCCATAAGTCACGAGCGATACATTGTTAGACTTCGTTATCGCCTGCGTCGAGGTGGAGAAATCGCCTGCAAGCGCGAGGATATGCGCGATATCATGGGACAGGATGGAGGTGCTGCCAGGAAGCGTGATGTTGCCCGAGACGGACAAATTCCCAGTTATCGCGCCACCCGTGAGCGGCAGATAGGTCGCCGCAGCTTGGGTCTGGGTCATATAAGGGGCGAGAGCATTGCCGAGATTGACATAAATCGGGTTCGTCTGAGTGCCCACACGCTGTCCATAGCTAAAAAGCTCGATAGGCGTCGCGGCTTGCGTGGCCGCATTTGCGGCAGGCATCAGTGACGAGAGCGCCGCATATATGGGGTTTGCCTGCGTCCCGAAACGCTGGCCAAACGAAAACGGCTCTACTGCGCCAGCCGCTTGCGTCTGGGCAATGCCGCGAAAATGGGGAGCAACAGAAGAAATCGGCGCATGGCAACATTCGGGATCGAATTGTGCCGCCAGAACTGCCTTCTGTCGTATTGCTAATATAGAGTTTTCCTAGCGCGTCCGCAATCGAAAAGGCACTGTTGTTGACCCGACTCCGGGCGTGCTGCTCCGATAACGCATGGCCCCATTCCTTGAGCGCGCAACGTTTTTCCTACTGAAGCTCGGCGCTCCCGTGCTATATCGTGAGGCGATGAAGATATTCTCTGATCGCCGATTGCCGAAGTGCTACGCCCGCGCGGGGTGGGAGGATTTCCGCAAGTCCGATGCGCCTCCGGTGTTGAAGCTCTCAGTCGATATCATCAACCAGTCCGACGATCCCGTGGAGATCATCCGCATCGACGTTGCTCATCCGGGCGGCCTCCGCATTGTGGGGGATCACGTTCAACTTGGGCGACATATCTACGCTGGTTTGGAGCGTCCACCGCTGACCGAGCATTTCGATATAAGCGAGGAGCTGGACGGTAAGACCGCGAAGGCTGCCAACCCTTCCGAACGATCTTTCGAACCAGGTCGGCGCGAATACACATTCTACGTTCTTCCGGCAGACGAGAATGACCCATTATATTCTGGGACCAAGACACGCCTTTTCTCGGCAAACGTTGCGTCTTTCGCCCTGAGCTACCGTCACGCCGACGAAATGGGACGTATTCGGAAAATGACCGTGGCGGCGGTCGCTCCTGCAATGCAGAAGGTGGCCGCATGACCTTCCTCCTCGCTGCTGCTGTATTATGTGTCTGGGCCTATTTCTGGGTAGGGGGAGTGCTTTGGGCGGCGCTGATCGTGCCGGTTGCATGGGCAGTATTGCTGTGGCTCTCGTATACTGACGGCGGTCCCAAGGCCAACACCCCCATCGTCTATTTAATGGCTGTAATTATGAGCCGTCTAGCGGTTGTGCCTTATTCCATTTGTCGTCATCGTCAACGCAGGATCGAGCGCACCCTTCACGGCGTCAGTTTTTTCTCCCGACTGGATTAAGAAGCCTGTTATCCAGAGTCTCGTAGGTCGCCGCCTGCGTGTTCGCCAAGCGTCCAACCAGTCGCCTATCAACGGCCCCGGCACAAGCGTTGCCTATAAAACCACCAACTGGGGCTGCCAGTGGCCCACCAGCCAAGGCGCCGCCGATACTGCCGCCCGTCATTGCTGCCAGTTTTGGCGCGACGCCTTGAGCCATTCCGGCCACGCGTCCGGTTGTCATCAGATTGACGTTCGTATCTGACCCACGGGCGCGTCCGAGATCGATGCGTGAGGCAAGGCGCATGTCATCTCGCAGATCCTCAAGCGCCTGCAACTGTTCGTCCGTCACGCTGTCTGCTTCACGATACCCTGGCTTGCCGCGCTCTTTCGCTGCCGCCTTGATAAACGTGTCGAGCCTACCGAGCTGCACATCGCCATTCGCATTGGTTAGGTTCCGGCTTTGGAGAAAGCGCATGGCGTCGATAGGCCGAGAGAGTTGTTCGTACTGCTCCAAGTACCCCTTGAACCCCGGCGCGCCTTGCTCAATCTGCTCGGTGAGTGTCGGCTTGAGATCGAGCAACTGAGCTGCCGCTGCCTGTCCGTCATTTGCGGTCCCGCGTGCGCGAGGCGACACCATATCTCCCAGATACTTGCGGACGTTCCAGAGGTGCTCAGGCATGGCCGTGCCGTCTTCCTCGGCTGAGGCCACAAGCTGCGCCATGACATTCCGAAGAGGCTGCTGGACTGTTTCGCGCCCTCGGCTCTGAGCAATCAGATCCGCAAGATGTTCGCGCACCGGCTCGATAGAGACCGGCTGCTGCGCCCCAAAAATCTTTGGCCGGAGTTGAGCCTCTGCTGCGTCGCGGGCAGCTTCCGCAACCTGCAACTGCTCCGGTGTGCCAATGATTTGTTGCGCATAGGTATTGCGAGCCGCGTTGTTGCTTTGATCGAGGGCCGTAAACGGAGAAGGGTTGGCAGCCCTACGGTTTCGCTCCAGTAGCGCAAGTCCTGGGTTCCCTGTTGCTTGTGCCGCGGTCAAATGAACGTCCGGAATCTTGCTTGGCGTAATTTGCACCGGACCACCTGCCCGATATTCATCCCAAACCCGTTGAGCTAGCTTATCGGCGTGTTTTGGCGAGGCGAAAAGGCCAAGTTTGACCGCTTCCGGCGCGGTATCGCTTGGCGGCATGACAGCCGGGGCAGTCTCTGGTAGAGCCGCCTCAGCTTGAGCGGCGGCTGTTGCTTTGGCTGGGGCTGACGCCTCTGCTGGTGCGAGGGTATCGAGGAGGGCGTTTCCGTACCTGCGGCCCGATCCAAGCAAGGCAGAACCGACACGCGATGCTACTGCGCCGATTGGGACGCTTGCTGTGCCACCGAGAGCCCCGAGCAATGGATTTTGATCTGCCAGATCAGCCGTCGCAGCACCTGCAATTGACCTTCCTGCCGCCCGCGTCAGCTCATTCCCTGCAGTGCCGGAAAGAAGATTTGTCCCTGCCTGTGCAATCCGCTCAGCATTGCCCGGCAAAGACTGTGCCAGACGCCCACCAAGCGCACGCGTCCCGCCCGCAAGGCCGCCTCCGATGACCACATCGCCCAGCAGGGCTCCCCCGAAATGAGCAGCACCTGACCCCCAGTCATCTCGCTGCGTGTCCAGTTCCATTTGAGCCGCTTTTTTGAACAGGCGCGGGTCAAATTCAGTGCCGTGCAGCTTGTGCAAGGTCACGCCATCAACAACGTTTGCAACCCCCTTCCCAACTTCTGCGACCATTCCGTCAACCCCATCGCTCCAGAGTTGATAGAGGTTGCCAAGCATTGAACCTTGGTGCGCACGTGCCTGCGGGGGGAGTTGGTTTTTCTCAGCATCAACCGGGCCGAAATCGCGATCAAAGGCGTCAGGATCGTCACCTTTCTCGGGCGCATCGGCTGCGTGCGATGGACGAGCATTTCCAAAATCACGCTCGAAAGCGTCGGGCAGATCCGTTTGCTTGCTGCTCTGATAATTCGCTGCCACTTTGCCGGGGTATGCCATTGTCTCGGGATTCTCCCAGTGACGCCGATCGGTGCCCCCGTTATAGGCGCTCAGCGCGTCTTTCAGATTGCCGTAGCGGCGGAGGTTTTCGTCTAGTAATCGCGCTGCACCATAGATGCTTTGCACAGGGTCATGCGGATCGATACTCAGCCGTCGCGCTGTGTTGGGCATAAATTGCATATGCCCGATTGCGCCCGCCTTCGATCGCGCATCCGGGTCGCCGGTTGGATCTTCTGTTTTATGCACGGCCCGCAGAATGTTGGGGTCGACATTCCAGTATCGCCCGGCCTGCTCATAAACGGGATCATAATCAGTCGCCATTGCCCAGCAATCCCTGTGCCGCCATGGCATTATAGGCCTTTTTGAACGCGCCTAGCTCGCCAGCCTTTTTCATTGAGGCAATGACGCTGTGCTGTTCCTCGGGCGACATGCGACGAAGTTGGTAAGCGCGTGGGTCGAAGCTCTGATTAAAGTTCAGGTTCCACTGCTGATATTGAGACGGCTGCATGCCGGACGTCTGCCATGCTGCCGCCTTCGCTTTGATGGCGTCTTCGTTGCCCTGGAACACATGGAGCATCTGTCGGTTGGTGTTGGTTTGCAGGCTGCTGTTCGGGTTTGCGTGCATGGCCGAGGCGAGCTTGGCGTCCGAACCTACATCAAGGGTCTGCGCCTGAGCCTGTGCGATCTGATTGGCAAACTTGTTGAATGACTGAGCACCTGCCACCCCTTCCGAGTTCCAGTCCGCGCCCGGTACTACATTGTTCACAAATGCCTGTAGGTGCCGCAACCGTTCATACCCCGGCCCGCTCTGAAACTTGGTCAGATCACCCAGCATGTTGCCGAGGATACCCAGACGGTCCTGAGTGCCGCTGGCCCCTTGCATCAACGAATTGGCGCCCTGTGCGCCTGCTTGCGCTGTTGATGCGATCGCCTCAGTCTGTCCCGCTGCGGGGGCGGCTTGGTATCCGGGATAACGCCCCGACCCCATAGCCTCAGGCGGCACGGTCGGCCTTCCGCCACCGCCGCCGACAACCTGATCGCGCCGGACATAGCTGTGCGATCCGTCCGGATTGATAACGTCCATGGGAGTAGAATTGGTATCGGGCGAGGTCTGCCTCTGCACGCCTGCTGCTGGAGTGAACGCGCCTCCATCCATCCCAGCCGCCTGAATGCCGGTCTGGATCGTCTGGCCATCATCCACACTCGTCGGCGTGCCGAATGCCTGTGCAATGCGTTCGTGTCCGGGGAGAGAGGTGGTCGCAAGCTGTTTGATCGCCTCGGCGCGCTGTTCTGCTGAGGGGAGGGCCATGATGTTGTTGGCGGTCCAGTGGATCTGCTTCGCCGCGTTTGGCGTGAGCGCGGCCATGAAAGACGCAGTACCTTGATGTTGGCGTCGGTTGGGTTGTTCGCAAGGCGAACGAACGCCCCAACCGCTGCATCTCGGGTGTGTTCCTGATAGGCGAGCTGCGCTTCCTGATTGTGAAGGTCTTCACCGCGCGACTGGTTCTGCGCAGAGAAGCCCTGAGCAAGATTGAACTGCGCATCCGGATTGGCAGCCATGGCGGCGCGGGCCTTGGCGTAGTCGGTATTCCCGTTCGCATCTGTAGCGGCGGCGAGGGCCTGACTTTGCGCCTGCTCGGCACGAAGGCCGCGTAAGGCACCTTCGAACTGTACAGCCTGAGACGCAGCAGCCAATGGGTTGTTTGGCTCGATTATACGCGGATTGGCGAGGGCGTTGGTATCGAACGGCATCGATCATCCCTTTCCATTAATTTTCGTGAGATAATCGCCATATTTCGATATCGCACCGTAATTCGACGCCGCATTGCCCATGTTCTGCAATCCACCCTGCAAGGCGTTGCCGATGCCAGTGGTCGCGGCAACGCTGCCGGTCGCACCCTCCAGAAGCGCCTGGTTCGCCGCAGTCGATGTATTGAGGTTGTTCGCCGCGCTCGCGCCTGCCGCCTGCACGCCGTAGCCGAGCAGCGCATTCTGCCGGTCAGAGGTGTTCGTCAGGTTGCCCTGTGCTGACGTGTTGGCCGCAAGCTGGTCATTGAACTGGTTCTGATAGGTGCTGTCGGCGAGCCCGCTCGCGTAGGTCGAGATGCCCTTGAGGGCTGCGCCGCTATTCGCCAGCCCGCGAGCTGCTGCGCTGTTCGTCGCCGCTTGCGTGCCCTGGGAAAGGTTCCACTGATAGCCAGGCGTCTGCTTGAGCGTGTCCTCATTCAGGGCATTCGTAGCATTGTTTATATAACTGTTATCGGTCGTGTTGTACGCAGTATTCCCGGTCATAGACCCGAGATAATTGGTGCCTGCCTGCACATATGGATCGTAGTAGTTCTGTGCGTCCTGCCCAGCCTGCGAGATGTTGCCAAACGCGGTCTGTCCGGCCTTTGTCGCAGCAGCTCGGGCTTTTTCGAGTTCGTTGACCTGCAGAGTGGTCCCGGCAAGGCTGGACGCAGCAGAAACACCCTGCCCAACTCCGAAAACGTCAGATACGGCGCGGCCAAGATGATCTTGGGGCGATGCTGGATGCCTTATCATGGGCGCGTCATCCTGTAATGAGCGGTCTCTCGCATTTCGTCGTTCGGCCAAGGAACGGGGCGAACCTCAATGAGTGAAAAGCCGAGACGGGACGCTAAATGGCGTGCTGGCCGGTTGTGTGCGTCTATTGCTCCAATCAGCTCTTTAACCGTCGGATTTGCTGCCCAGAAATCGCGAAGGAAGCCTTTGAAGTCCGCACATGCCTTAAGGCCTCGGTGACCGGGCAGCGCAGCGTAATGAGCTTCCCACAGATCATCTGAAATAGGGATAAAGCACGATGCGGCTGCGCCAGTCGAAAGGACGATTGCCCCTTTGGGGATCGGCGCTCCAAATATTGCCTCTGGCGTCATGATAACGCGAACCCGTCAGCCACGAGCACAAGCCCAGCACCCGACGCGATGATCTGGTCGCCTGCATTGAGTGTGCGCATCAGCTCGGGAACGAGATCCGTCGCATTGGCAGCCAGAGCCCGCGAAGGGACAATTGATACCGTCGAGCTGCCCGATCGAGAGATGGAAATGGAGAGGGAGACCGATCCGCTCGTCGGGTTCGCGACCGTGGCGCCTGTGACCATAACGGTCTGACCGGCTGTATAAACTGATGAAGACGATGCGGTGAGGGTGGCGCCCTTGACCAAGTTCTGTGAGACAACGGCCATTTCAAATAATCAACCTTCGGTTGATCCCAATCGAAATTTGAGCCGCCGCTACTTTCGCCGCGTCGTGAGCGAGAGAATAGCGGAATCACGAGCCATTTCCAAGGCTTTTGACGCCACGCTATTCTTAGATATTGCCTGGGTCAGAGCTACCAAAGCAGTATTGAGCGCCGCTCTCGCATCCTGCTCCTGTGCCCGCGTCCTCGCGAGTGCGATCATCGCGACATCGAGTGCAGCCTGCTGCCGCGCTATAAGGTCTGACTGCTGGCAGATGAGCGCAGCCATTCGCGCCTGATCAGCCTCTTGATGGGCAGTTATCGCAGCTGATTGCGCCTGTGCACCGCTCAAGACTGCTTCATCAATCAATCTGGCTAGCCATGCGACATCCTGCCCCGGCGCAAAGCCTGTGCGCTGCCAGATTCTCTGAATAAAATTTTGGAATTGCAGCGTAGGAACGCCGGCCGCATCGACAATTCGCCCTGCTGGCATAGGGCTATTCAGATCGCGTGCGCTCATGTCCGCACCGGATCGGCGTCGATGAATGCCCCCATGAGAGCGGTCTGCGCGGCTTCCGACCAGGTGACGCGATACACCCTGTCGCGTGCAATACCGAGGCGATACAGGGTTGGCCAGACGTTTCCGGTCGCCCCGAGGCTCAGCGTCTGTGCTGGCCCGAACGTTTCACCCCGGTCGTCGCTCCAGTCCACATCGATAGATGCCCCGCTCCCGTTCTGCATATCGAGCATGAATTGACGATGGATTGACCGAGTGCCGTTCGACAAAAGGTGCGGAAATGAGCGTTGCCGCTTGATGGGGGTGCCAGCATCATCCGTCGCTGCGAGTGAGACCTCGTAAATGGTGCCATTATCACGATCGCATGCCCATGTACTCCCGTAGGCGCTACACCAGAAAATCGGGCGTATCTGCGCCTCGTTACCTTGCGCATCCAAGGCGCAACGCTCGTGCCACAACGCAGTCGATAGATCGTAGACCCACGCTGAGGTCTGCCCTGGTATCGTCAGTACATAGAAGACGTGTCCGCCCTGCTGATAGACCGATGCGACCGCGCCATACAGATCACCCATGCTCTGAAGCGCATTCTCAACCGGATAGGACGAGACAGGAACAGCAGCAGTCAGTTGCCCGAGATAGACACGGCCTTGCCCCGCCCTATCCTGGCTCAGCCACATCACTCCACCGTTTGGTGTCGACGCCGAAGACGGGAGTTTGGCTACGGAGAATGCGGCTACACAGCCAGCCTCTACCGTCACACCCTGAACACGCTGGAACGGGAAATCAGCCGCTCCGCTATCATACCAGAGCTCGACCTGATTGCGACTGAACAGCCAGATGTACTGACCCACGACTTCGATTGCCTCGATTGTTGCGAGGCTTGTAGAGTCGCTGGCCACGTACAAGCTGTCGAATGGCGTCGTTGCCTCGTCCTCGAATTGCGCCGGGGATGTGTACCAATTCGTGGTGTTCGGATTTACGAACAGGAAGAACGTATCCAGGATCGCTATCGTTCTCGATCCATAAAAAGCCGGGTCGACAATCTTGGCTAAAGTCCCATATCCCCCAGCTCCGGCCTTCGTAGGCATCGAGCAGTACCAACCATCCCCCACACCGCCATCTACGATGAATAACGCCGTTCCATTGTCCGACATGCGGACAGGTCCGCTATTGCTGGTGATAGTTCCTATGGTGGCGACTGACATGTCTCGTCCGAAGAGGATGACACTTTTGCCCATGACGAAAATGACATCTCCTTGCGTCGTCTGATATGCGCACCGCCCAGTGCCGCCTGGCGAAGCAACCGATACCAGACCAGGTGTTGGATAATGCCCGTACGGAACCGGCTCTTGTCCGCTCTGCGGCAGTGGCTCAGGATACAGATTGAGGCACCTCTGCGCGGCCACCGATACGAAGCGCGCACTGTAAGACCCTCCGGTCAAATTAATGCGTGTCATTAGTGAGCCGTCACTGCTGCCCACATGAGGGAAGCTCCGCCGTTGCTGGTCTGCCCCGTAACAGTGCCAGTCGAGTTTTGCCCGAAAGGCGGGGTGCTGAAGAGGAATGTATTGTATGCCGACGTGCCCGCGCACTGTACTGCATCAACGTAATACGGGTTCGAGGCGGAATACTTCCAGTCAACGAACAGCGACCCGATCTTGATATAGGAGCACCCTGTTGTCGAGGTCGATCCCAAGGACGATTGCTGGATGAATTGCGCCTGAATGTCTCCAATCTGGAGAACAGCTTGCCCCGAGGCGATATGCAAAGCTTGTGAAGCCGTCAGGGACGCAAGTGATTGTCCACCGACGGATGCGGCGAAATCTTGCCCCTGTTCATTTATGGAATCGATGTGCGCGGTAACGCCCGTCCCGGCAACAGCGACACAGTATCTTGTCCCGTCGCACGAAACCGTATGGGCGCGAAACTTGGTCGTTGGGCCAATCGAACCGCTATAAGATGATGTTGCGGTGTCTTCTGCCAACTCCAGACCCACATTCGCCGAGTAGGTAAACATGTCAGTCAGAAAGGCTGTGTCGACTCTGCCTGTTAGGAATGTAACCAGGTTAGTCGCTGTATAGGCGAGAACGTTGGGGTTCGATGACCAGTATGGCCAGAAATGAATATGCCCGTAATGATCGCTATCGAGTGAATGCTGAACCACGATACCTTTATTGAAGACCTGCCCATAAATATTATCCAGCGTAAGCCGCCCGCTACCATCGGCAAAAATACCGGCATAGACACCGTCCAAAAAAATGTTTCGCAGTGAGACACCTGTCGCGCCCAACACCTGAATGACAGGCTGATACGTCGTTGGCTGCCATGCTGTGGGATATGTCGCGCTGGGGGCAGGGTGCGACTGAGCGAATGCGATCGAGTCAATGACTACCGCCCCGAACCGCACCTGTAACGGGTTTATCGCCGGGTCGCTTATCGAAAACCAGGTTCCATGTGTACCAAGCTTTCCGTCCACTTCTGACCGATCCACATTTGTCCTACGCACTGGGGTGATGCCGTGGATGCGAGCGCGTAGGTGTGGCTCTGAAATCTAACGGGAACACCTAACGAGCACGCGGCGACCGACGCGCGGTTTATCGCTAATGCCCAGTCCCCGTTGTCTCCCGTTTGCACATACGCATCAGGGACAATACCGAGGTTGTTCAGCAACCCCTGAAGCGTCATTTTCGAAACGTTAGATGGCTGTGTCAGTGTGGCGGCGCTGAAATCACCTGATACCGATCCTCCAGATGGAATTGTTAATGCCTTGAAAGTCCCGACGCCCGGCGTGTTTGCGCCAAGAGTAAAGCCGTCATAGGTGCCGCCTGTCTCGGTCGGATTTTTCAGAGATCCGTTCTGCACGTCGACTTTCGTACCCATCGCCCAGTTCAGGCCAGTGGGCCCAGACAATGTGACACGCCTGTCCATCTGCGGCGTCGACTGAGCCAGCGCGACTGTGGGCACCAACGCCAGAAGCGCAAGTAAGGTAAAGCGCATGGGTCAAAACCCTCCTGTATAGATCCACCACGGGTTGCCGACGCTGTTCCCACGCGGCCCGATCGCTATGGGCATTTGAACTCTTGGAATCTGCTGATTAGCATTTCGGACAACCTGTAGGGCCGAACGCGCCATCATAGCGACGGTAGGACTGGCCTCTTGGCCGTAAGATGGGGCCAGCCGAACCGCAAGCGTCCACATGATCAAATCCCAGTATTCCTGAGGCAGGTTTATCGGGTCGGATGCTTGCAGCGAATGCGCAAGCTGATCCTTGATAACGATGTGCAACTCCCACATCGAACCCTGCGGAATTGGGAAGAAGCGCAACTCCCCCTGAGGGAATGATGGGGAATAATAGACTGCACTCGGCCATGTTCGCAGCCCTTTGAGACCGATTGCGGCATACTCTTCATACGAGGAAATGAGCGCCAGAGGGAAATCAAGCGGCTCTGGTTCCCACTGGCACCCAGGCCATCATTCGGTGTGTCGAAATCCGAACCCGAAAAGTCTGTTGGCGCGAATTCACCCAGGTCTGATTGCTGAAACCCAGGAGAGGTCGCCAGACGAACATAGGCCGCCTCAATGCGCGCTGGGCGATTTGCCACGTCGAAGTCACCGCCGGGCCCGACATAATAGACGCTTGTCCCCGTGCTCATGAGCGGGATATCTACGAGATTTGGGACGAGGAACTTCTCCTGCTGCCATTTGGCGAGGAGCATGTTCAGGTGCATCACTCCATCCGAGATGTCGGCTGCGCTGGGCGCCGTACCCAAAGTGCCGACACCGATCTGACGAAGCGCAAGCCCCACCAGATCGGAAACCAGATACCCAGACGTGCCGGGCGTGCCATTCTGCGCCCCGGCGCTAGTCTGGGAGCCTGACATCAGCCTTGCGTGACCACGCCAGGCTCTGGGTACCCAGAGCGCGCAGATTCATCTGCCTGCACGCTGTTGGAGACGACGTTTCCCTCCGCCTTGAGGGCTTCGAGCGCACGGTCCTCGTTCATGCGGATGACGAGGAGCGCCTCGGTATGAGTGCGGGCCTGATCGGCGCCACCTGCACTGGTGAAGCGCCAGTCTCCATCGTCTCCACCTGCCAAAGCGTAATCATTGGGAGATGCAAACTCGCGCCGCCCATGAACCGGGTGAAAGCGGCTGATCGGATATCCAGCGAAGGCCGTAGCTTCTGCGTCAGGCATTATACGCCCTCCCTATTACGCGAGGGCGCGATTTTCTTCCCATCGACAGCCGCCGCATGCGCTGCGGCGTTCTCGGCGCGTGCTGCGGCGAACGCGATATTTACCTCGCGCTCTTCCTCGGGAGAGTAGACGGTAACGGTTCGAAAGCCGTTGGGGTGCGAGAGATCGCGGGGGTAACGTGGATTGGCCATCTTTCACTCTCCTCAGATCGCGTCGGCCATACGAACCACCCACTCGGGACGGATCAGAGCCATGCCGCACAGAACGTCGAGACGGGTGATGAACTGATCCGTCATGATGTTGTACTGCTGGGCCATACGCATCGACACGCCGTCCCACGCCTCGCGGTGCATTTCGACGCCCTGCTGGCTGTCCATCGGCAGGTCAGCCGTAGCCATGGTGAACGCTTCGGGAACGTAAAGCAGGTTGCTTCGGTAGGTCTCGCCTGCGACATTGGCGAGCGTGAGCGCGGCGCCTGCTGCGGGAGAGGTCGTGACAGTGCCATAAGCAACCTGCGACCCCGCACCAGCGCCCGTCGGCACGATGCCGGGATAAATCGGCACTGAACCGGAGGCGCCGGCAGCGATCGTGAGAGGCGTGGTGCCGTTATAGGTGAACTGTCGCGCGGTGCCGGTGCTATCGCCAGTCGTGAAGTTGACGCCGAAGACACCTGCGATCGTGAACACATCGCCGGGGTTCAGGGTCAGAGCGCCACCAGAGCCAACGGACACCGCCAACACGGTTCCTGTCTGGCCCGCCCCGTTGACGGTGACACCCGCAAGGTTGCCGGTAGCATGCTTGATAATCGTCTGATCGCGATACCAGTCGAATCCAAGGGTGTTCTTGCTGAGCAAGCCCGTTTCATACTGATCGCCGATCTTCGCCTGCGGGTTGAACAGCCCAGTGAAGCCGTTGACGAGGCGCGCTTCGGTCATGGGGTCCACCATGGCCACGCGACGGATACCTTCCGGCACGCCGTTATTGGTTAGGATCGCACCAGCCTGGAGAACAGTCGCGGCGGTCGGTGAGATCGTGTTGTTGCTTGCATCCGTGTTGTGGACGAAGTGCTGGGCCGGGCCCTGACCGCCCATGGTTGCAGCATCGACCGTGCTCATCAGGGTGCGCGCTACCTGACCGGCAAGTCGGTTTACGGCAGGCGTGATGATGCGCTTGCTGAAATCGTCCAGCGAAAGGGCACGGTCCGCAGACGAGAACGACATCGCCACGTTGAACTGATTGGTGATCGAGAGGCTGGTCTGACGCTCGTTCGTGCTCTGCGGCGTGATCGTGGGGCCGGAGCCGACCACGTAGTCATTCGGCAGACGAATGTTGAGGGTCTGACCGATCTTGGCACTTGAACGTGCGTAATACGAGTCATACTGCGTATCCACGTTCTTGGGGAAGGAGTTGGTATTGCGGAAAACGCGCAGTGCCTCGCGCGTGATCATCTTGATCGTTAAAAGACTGTTTGCCACCTGGGTTGCTCACGGATTGCCCGTATCGGGCCATTCATGCCGCGCCTCGCGCGTATGTCGGGTTGAGAACCCGCAACAGCCGGGTGGCTACGCTCCCGTGAGCGGGCGGCTCTGTGCCGCCTAGTCATGCCAGCTTAACGTCACCGTGACGGAAAGATGATTTGCGGTATGATGCTACCGCCTTTTTTCTCTGGCTGCAACGAAATCCTCCATAGATGACTCGTCCTCGTACCCAGTCCGCGAGCTTGCACGCGCAGAGGCCGGAGGGCGCGCCACAGGACGAGGAGCCTGGGACACAGGCGCAGGCATAGCGCGTTGTGCAGGTGCCGGGGGAGGCGCCGCCTTGTCGAGTGACCGTGCGAATTCCTGAAGCATGGCATACTGGCGCCGGGGCGCTGCATTGAATATCTCGTCTGCCTTATCGAGATCGTCAGCAAGTCCGCGATAGACTGCGGCCGCGTTGGGAAGCTCCGCAATATCGGTCACGAGTTGGCGGTGCTCGGCATTACTGAAATCAAGCCCGACCTCTCGTTCAAGCGTATGCGTCGATGCGGTGATCGCATCGTTGCCGTATGCGGCTCCGACAGCTTCAGCCAGCGTGCGCGCCGTCTGATTGAACGTCTCAATCTCGCGCGCCTCATGGCTTTCACGTTCGACCCGCCCCCGCGTTTCCTGCTCGATCTGCCGCTCGGTGCGCGGCGCCGGTTCTGGTTCGGCCTCTTCCCGCGCCGCAGCCGCCTGACGTTCCGCCTCACGCAGCTCGAACGTCATGCGGTCGAATTTCTTCTGCAAGCGCGCCGGGGTGCCGGTATTCTTCTGCCCCGAAGACTGTTCGTCCTGCTTTTCTTCTTCGGATTGCCCAGCGTCATCTTGCGGCAGAGCACTTTCACGCTCCTGCCTGTCTGTCTCGAATTCCATCCCTGCGAAACGGTCATCCGTCTCGGCATCACCTGCTGTGTCGGCGGGGGCTGTGAGTGTTTCGCTCATACGTCAACGGCTCCGTTTACGGGATCGGGGGCATGGATGAGCCCGCCTGGTGGGTTCGTGGATGGCATGCGGGGCAGTTCAGCCCCCATGGGCTCGGGATCTTCGGGGGGGATTGGCGCGTCCGGTACGCCTTGCTCCGAAAGGATGCGGCGAACGAGGCCTCTGAGTACGGGAAGAAGCTCCATCGGGGCGATCGAACCGATTGCTGCCATCTCGTCAGTTTGCTGCTCACGGGTCTTCGCATCAGCATTCATCAGGTCGATGACCTGATCGTGTTTCTGCTTGTCCGAACGCAGAGCGAAATCCCGATCCTTGTCGGCGATCTTCTTCTTGAGCTGCTCGATAACCTGTCCGGCCTGCTGCAACTGCTGCTGGAGCGCCTGAGCCTGGGGGTTATCGGCCGCAGGCTTGAGCCTGTCTGCAATCTCGGACGCGAGCGGGAAGGGCGCAGATCGGAACAGGAGGTCGCCACATTGCGCGATCAGTCCGGGGCTTGCCTGCACAACCTGCATCAGAGCATTGAACGTTTCCTGCGTCTGGCTCGCCCATGACGGGCCGACATCGGCGACGACTGCATATTTCCCGATTTTGGGATTAACGGCGAGGATGGCGCCTTTCACAGCACGCTCAGCCTCGGCTTGTGCAGACGGGTCGGATTGAACTGGACCGTCGGGCGTCATTTGCTGGTGCGCTTGCGCTAGTCCTGGATCGATAACGGCTTGTGTCATGGTGCCGTCGACACCGAGCACCTGAACGGCCCGCGTTACGTCATAAACGCGCGGAATGGCAAAGATCAGCATGGCGCCGATGCGTCTCAGGGCCATACCTTGGTTGTCAGTGAAATGATAGGTTGCCGTGTCACTCTGGCGCTGACGCTCGCCTATCGCGCGACCTGAGGCCTCGTTGCTCTGCTGGCCAAACTCGGCCTGATATTGGCCGGACGCCATGCCCATCTGCTGTTCAGATGTCTGCATCGCCTGCAGGTAGCCGGGCGAAAGCTGCGGAGGAGGGACCGGCGTAGGTGCCCCGGCGATATCGGATCCGGTGTCAGGGTCTTTGCTGTTGGAGATCAGCACGCCAGGCGGCGAGACGTTAGCCAGGCCCATTCGTTTTCGCGGCCCGCTACCATCGCGTCAGTCGCCTGCCACGATCCCAGCGTCTGCGCGGCCAAGCCCTCGATGAACTTCGAAGCGGAGTAATTGAACATGGCCTGCGGGTCGAGCAGAAAGCGGGTAAGCCCCTTGCGATCGAGATTGCCATCGATCGTCACCTCGATACCGACGAACGGCACGATAGGGATCTGATTGAATACCGTATCGCCTTTGTCGACCACTCGAGAGCCGCCGATCAGGAACCACTCAACGGAGTGATCCGTCACGGTGCGGGACTGTGCGCCAATCTCCCGACAAAGATCGAGAAGTTCTTCCGGCATCACGCTCTCGCGCATCGGCCCGCCCGCAACTTGCAGATCGGGGATCGGCGGCACGTTCCAGAGCGTATCTTCGACCTCGCTGCGCCGGTAATACCGGGCGACGCGCACCGTGTCCTTGCCTTCCCAATCTTCGCCGAACTCTCCCACACCGTCGAAGGGCGCTGTATTGTCGAGGTCTTTCTCACGGGGATATGCGAGGTCCCATTCAGAGCGCGGGATCGCCTCAATAATCATCCCCCAATTTGCGTCCGACTTGTCGAGCTGCGTGGCGTCGGGGTCGAGCACGACACAAAGCGGGTCAATGACCGGCTCAATGAAAATATCCTGATCGAAGGTGTCGGCATCGCGCACGTAGTCGGTGGTCAGATGCACATATCCGATACCGCCGCCAACCTGGCCCATGATGGCGTTGGCATAGGCGATCTGCTGGGCATTGGATTGTGCCTCGATATGCCGAATGACACCTTCAAGCAGTTCAGCCGCCATCTGCGAGGCGCCGTATCCGGTGGCCCGTACCTTGACGCCCATGGTCTGTTGTCGCGAGGCATTCGTTACCTGAAGCACATGCTGGAGCGTCTTGTTGACGGTAAGGCAGGGGCGCCCGGTGCTTGTCCGGCCCATGACCGTAGCGGCGTCCCACTGCGACTGATTGCGCGCATCGCCGTAGAGAAAGCGCAGGTCGCTCTGATAATTCGAGCGAGCAGACGCCTCGACATCAACGCTGCGTCGGTGCCGTTCTACAACCTTGGTGAGGATGTCTGAATCTTTCTGTGTCATGTGGTAATATAATACTCACGTGAGCGCAGCATGTACAGCAAAACCCGCTGTCAGCGCGCCATCCAGTTGCTAACTGGTGCGCGGGCTGGCTGCTGAGGCGCAATCTTCGTCCGCTCACGCAGCCCGACCGCGAGATATCGAAAGGCATCCGAGCCATGAGACGCCCAGTCATGAACCGGACTGGCTTTGAACTGCGCCAGCTTATCGTTCCATTCGCGCCGGTAGTTCGTCAGGCACTCGACGCCGCGCTTGCATCGATCTTCGTCAAACCAGCACCGGGCTAGGAACAGGCGAACAGCATTGATTCCGTCATCCACACCGATATGGGGTACGATCCGCACCTTGCGCCCGTTGGCTCGTGCGATTTCCTCACGCGTCTTACCGGTCCCAAGCTCACGCGCTCGGGCATCATGCGGGAACAGATCCTCTGCATACCGATAGCCGCGCCCGTCGAGCCATTCGCAGTAATACGAGATCGCCTCACCACTAGCCTCGTAATAGTCGATCAGGTGGATTTCACGCCCGACGATCTGGGCGCACCAGAACGCCATGCTGTCAGCAATACCCAAATCCCAGGAAACGTAAACCGGCACCGATGGGTCATAAGGCACGCGGCATAGACGAGTCTGCTCACCGCCCTTGATGGCGTCCATTTCCGCCTTGTAAATCGCCCCCGGAACGTCAAGCACATCCCATCTCCCATCTCCCATCTCCCATCTCCCATCTCCCATCTCCCATCTCCCATCTCCCATCTCCCATCTCCCATCTCCCATCGAGTAGAGCCCGGCGCTGCATTTCCGGCATGGTTGCGAGATTAGCCCGGTATTTAACGTCGATATACGGATTGTCCGTCACACGAGCGCCGATAAAGCGCCGCCGTGCGGTGATCGTCTGCCCCTCGATCTCGACCGATGAAGCCAAGCATGTGTCGCGCCCATCATCTGGAATAGACCAGTATTGCTGCACCCATTTCGAGCCGATACCGCCCGGATTGCAGTTCGCCCGCATGAGCCGCTTCAGGTTCGTCCCACGCAGACGTGAGCGGAGGTACGTCCAGACAAAGTCAGACGGATACTGCGTCAGTTCCTCGACGCCGATCCACTGGAATTCCTCGCCCTGGAACTGGAACACATCAGCATCCCGCTCGGCATAGCCCATGATCACCTTGGCGCCTGACGGAAACCGGAACTCGTGCTTCTGCTCATTCCACGTCACGCCTTCTAATCCCTGAATGGTCGGATACAACGCTCGCGCACGGTCAATCACCTCGCGCAACTGCTGGTAGGACCGGCGAAGGATCAGAGCCTTGTAGCGAGGCACCAGAGGCGCGCTCTGCCATAGTCCGAGAGCGTCCACGATGAACGCGTCTGTCTTTCCGCCGCCAGCCGCACCCCCGTATAGAACCTCCTCTTCCTCGGCTGCCAGAAAGACCTGTTGTCGATCGGTTGGCGACCAGACAACGTTCGTCACTTCGAGCCTTTGACGGGGAGGGCGATCACGCCAAGTGTCTGCACCTTGCCGTCTTCATCGACCTGCTGGAACTGCGCCGGGATCAGGCTTGCGACAACCTTCACATAGTCGCCCGGCCTCTCGACCCGCATGTCTTGGATTGCCTGAATGCCGTTCTCCTCGAAGTCAGCGTAAAGCGCCGCGATGAAGTTTTCGGAAAGTTTGTTTCGCGTGCCTTTGGGTCGGCCTGCCGGGTTGCCAGACTGACCTCGCTGGAACGGCCTGCCAAGCGCAGCCTTTCGCTGTTTTGGCGCTGTAGCATCAGCAGGATTTGTTGGCTTCGGCATGCCCCGATTATCGCAAAAACCGCGCCCGATGTACAGGAAAACCATTCAAGTTATGGCTCGATCCCACGCTACGCAGCCAACCTCATATTTGCCATTTATTTTACAAACATCCGCCTTTATTACAGGGGAAATATAGCCGATGGAGGAAGACGGTAATGTTTACGCGCCTTATAGTAAGTGGTCTGATAATTATTTCCTTATCCGCTTGCGAGAGCTTCGAAGAGAAAATGGCTAAATGCCGCGCCATGGGGGTAAGTGTAGACACCTGCTACCAACAAGCGAAGGAAGACGAGCGGACGTCGGATATGCTGGGGACATATCAGTATAATCAGGATCGCCGGTGGGACTCTTCGTCATCTAAAAGGAAATAAATTTCGGTCAAGCGCTGGTCGGGGTCTCGGCTGGCGAGCGTGTCGGCCAGGTCGCGCCAGGTGGGGAAGGGAAGGCGGGCTATCGTCACTCGATGAGTGGCATGTTAGCTTTGTCTAGGTAACTCGAATTCTGCTTCTACATTGCCATCAGGCGTAGCTCTGGTATAATATTCAATTATTATTAACCCACTTCTCGAGTCACTCACTTCATCGCCGCTTTTCAATTGTAGAGCAACTTCGTCATTCAAATCGCTATTTACGCATGTAGCTTCTTGCCCCTGGTGCAGAAAGAAGCCCACAGAATGACGATCAATAAAAGCTTTATCCCCAAGCATCAGTCTAGCCTCGGTGTCAATGCGCGCTGCGTTCCGCAAGGTTTTCGTCTGCATTTGTAATTCTCTAGATTTGAACGCCTAGACTATCCCAACGATCTCGTGCGCTTTTCAACAAAAAACGACACTCACCAGGCAGCGCTATTCTGGCGCTCATCATCGCCCCGGAACCAGGTCGAGGGTCCGTCGAATTGCATTCCGACGATGCCGGTCCTGCCGCCTCGGTTCTTAAGCACGATCACCTCGGCTGTGCCGGCCGACTTGGCCAGGCGTTCGGTCATTTCGGCCGCGCGCTTCTCGTAGGCCGCATCGCTCTCGCCGCTGTTCCGGCTGACTTGCCCATCTGCTCCAACGAGAAGCCGAAGCGCCATTTCCTCGCGGTAGAGCGCCATCACACCTCGGGCGTCCTGTTCGATCGCGCCACTGTCGCGGATATCGGCAAGAAAAGGGCGGCGGTCTTCGCGGTTCTCCGACTGCCGGTTTAGCTGGGACAGGGCGATCACCGGAACGTTCAGTTCGCGGGCCATGCTGGCTACGTCGCGGCTAATCTCGGTCACTTCGGCCGTGCGGTTGCCTGATCGCTTCACGGCCGCACTGGCTCCATGAGCTGAAGGTAGTCGAGGGCGATAAACGCAAGGCCCTGCTTCTGCCGCTTCATGCGCGGGGCCCGAGTGAGGATCTGCTGCACGGTCGCGCCCTCGCGGTCATCGACCATCATCGGGATATCGTGGGCTGCCATTCCGGCCGAGACGATCCGATCCATGTCCTCGCGTGACACCGGCCGCCTTTCGCCGTTCGGAAATTTCCAATGCCCCGTCATGACGACATCGACCGGAAGGCCGGTCTTCCCCGCCACTGCCTTGCTCATCAGCTCCTCGGTCGACATTTCGCCGGACCAGATCAGGCCCCGGCCGGAGGTCTGGGCTGCACGCATGGCCAGCCCGAGCATCAGCGACGACTTGCCGACGCGCGGCCGAGCCGCGACGACATACACGCCACCCGGTCTCAGACCGCTCAGGAGGTCGCTCAAACCCTGGTAGCCGGTAATCGGATACCCGAGAGGGCGTTCCCTGCCTTCCAC